AAAGCTATTGAAAACATGGCTAACAACGATGATATTTCAGAAAGAGACGCAGCAGCAGAAATAGTATTAGCATTAGCTGATAAATTTCAATTACCAGTAGATAAGAATCTAGAAGATTATATGGAAGAAGGTGATTTATATGAAAATAAATTAGAAGAAGCTACTGACTTATACGATAGAAACGGTATTCAAATTACAAGATTCTCAGGCGGTAAAAAAGGATTAATGCTTCAGATTAATATAGGAGGAAAGTATATAGTAGTACCTGCAGATGAATTTAATAACTTTATAAGAGCTTTAGCATCAATAAAAGATGATGTAAAAGATATGAAACTTCAACAACCTAGAGATAGATACGAAGGAGTTAACGAAGCAGATGCTAAACCAATACCAGACACTATTTTACGTGGTTATAATGCTAATGTAAAAAATGCACAATCAATGGCTTCAGCTCTATTATCTCTTTTCAATCAAATAAACGATAAAGAACCTACTGATTTTACATCTAACGGAAATATAAAAAGAGTACTAAAATTACTTAATTACGTTGCTAAAGCACCAGATACAGAAACAGATCAAGGAGGTGAGCAAACAGCAGATGGATTAGATGAAGCTTCTAATTCAATACGTACCCCAGCGTATGATCAGGCAAGAGAACAGTTTTTCGATTATTTAGAAAGAACTTTAGACGCTACTTACAGAAATGCTTCAAAAGGAGCTACTGCAAAAAAACTATTAAATCCTCAAAAAGAAGAATTTATTACTCAAGATATCTTACCTGCTATTTTAAAAAGAGACGACCAACCCTTCTCCGCTATATTTAAACAACAGATGCTAGGAGACGAAAACCTAAGAAGAGATTTTGTACGGGTAGCTATAGAAATGTATCCTGAACCTAAAATCACTCCCGATGCTGTTAATCCAGATGGATCTGAGTATATGGGTGAAGAAGGAGATATAGCTCATGATTGTGCTAATCACGTTCTACATGAAAAATATGGACACGGTATTTGTTTAGAAGAACAGCATACTCTTGTTAAAGAAGGAGATAAACATGTAGTAACTCATTATGATGTATTTTTTAAAGAAGGAAGCAAAACAGTTAAAGATATACCAGTTAGTGAATTAAAAGTTATTACTGAATCTAACCATGGACATAAAAGAAGAAAAAAGTAAAATGAAAAAAGCTGAGTTAGAAAATATTATATTAGAAGCTTACGAAGAGGTACTTAAAGAAAGTTTACTTGATCAATTAAACGAAGAAGAACCTGAAGAAGAACCTGCACCTGAAGAAGAACCAGATATGGATGCTCCTCAAGATACAGTTCTTGAAGATGCTACTGATAAAATATTAGGTAAGTTTCCTACATTAAGAATAGCTTTAACTAAACTACAGACAGAACAATTTAAAGAGTTTGTTGAATCTATTGATTGGATATCTCCTAGACCTACTTCTTTCAGGATTAATTTAAAGAACGGACAAGATTATATTTTGAAATGGATGGGAGACGGATTCCAAGCTCAAATTCAAGGTAAAAGGTACTATATAAATAAGATAGATGACTATCAACAAGCTTTAGATAGATTAGAAGTTCTTTACAGAGAATCACCAATGAAAGGAGCAGGAGAAGGAGAACCTGCTGATGTTGACACCGGAGGCGGTGGCGGCGGCGGAGGAGACTTTCCTGGAGGAGATGACACCGGCGGTGGTGGAGGAGAAGGAGATGCTCTTGACGCTCTAGCAGGAGGTGAAGGTGGTGAAGAAGGCGGAGGAGCTGACTTATCAGATGAACCTGTTGACTTTGAAGCAGGTGAAGAACCAGACGCATAATGAACATTACAGATAAACTATATACAGAGTGGGCTTGGAGATCTAAAACAGGTACTCCTACTATGGATAACCCAGAAGACAAAGCTATTTTAGATTCACTTATAGCTGAACTAATCACAGAAGAAGAAAAAGATGTAAATGTGATCTCAGACGAAGAACTTGCACAGCTTATATCATCTATTAAAAATGATAAGGAAGCAATGCAACATATTGTAAAATATATAAAAAATCGTCCATTACAAAATTCTTTTTTTAAAACTACTGCAGCAGCTGACATTACAGATTCTACAATAGAAGGGTTGAACGCTCCACAAAAAATATTTAATATATTAGCTGACAACGATGATTTAGAAGCATTTAACAGATACGTTGATCAAGGACAGCTATCTTTTTCTGATTTAGGAAACCAAGGTAATCTTGTAGATAAGTTATCACAATCTGGAATTTCTAAAAAATCTGTACAGGAATTAATGAGTATAGGTGGATATGAAGGTGGAAGAGGAGTTGGTAAAGCTGAGGTTGCTTTAGCACTACTGTTAAAGGATATTAAAATGATGACTGGGGATAAAGGTGATTTAAGTTGGAATGGTAAGTACCTTGAAGTAAAAGGTATAGGCGGTAGACTAGGTAGCCGTAATACTACAATACCGGATACACTACCATTAATCCAAAAGAAAAATAGTTTTCCTGAACTAGAAAATAATATAAGACCAGATTTATTTATTGCGTCTTTATCTGAAAAAGAAGACTCCGGAGATTTACTTAATCAAGTTGAACAATTTGCTTCCAAGTTATACCCTAACGGAGAAGCTAATAAATACTTTACTAAGGATATCCTTGACGACCCTAAAGAATTAAGAAAAGCATTTATTAAAACTTACTTTAGGAATTACATTAATAAAGAAGGTGTAAAACACTTTATCTTTATAGATACAAAGTTAGGAGGTTATTTTAGCGTTGCTATTGAAAATATAGATAATTTAATTGACTTTAAGCCCACTATATCCAGCCCTATTACAGTTAATGAACCAGCTCCAAATATTTTCAAGAGCGGTATTAAACACGAATAAAAGTTATGGCAACAGATATTAAAAAGATCATTACACAGGAATATCTTAAATGTGTAAAAGATCCGGCGTACTTTATGAAGAAGTATTGCTTTATTCAACACCCCACTAGAGGTAGAATTTTATTTGCGTTATATCCTTTTCAAGAAAAAATCTTACATTTATTTAGAGACAACCAGTATATTATTACACTTAAATCTAGACAGCTAGGTATATCAACTTTATCTGCTGCTTATAGTTTATGGTTAATGCTCTTTCATAAAGACAAAAACGTATTAGCACTTGCTACTACTCAAGCAACAGCAAGAAACTTAGTTACCAAGACTATCTTTATGTATGATCAGCTACCTAAGTGGTTAAAGTTAAGAGCAGTAGAAAAAAATAAATTATCCTTAAGATTAAAAAACGGGTCTAAAATAACTGCAAAATCATCAAATGCTGATGCTGCAAGATCTGAAGCGGTATCGTTACTATTAATAGATGAGGCAGCATTTATCGACAATATTGATGAAACATATACTGCTGCTCAACAAACACTTGCTACAGGTGGACAATGTATGGCACTATCTACTCCTAACGGTATTGGTAACTGGTTTCACTTAACATGGGAAAAGGCTGAAACAGGAGAAAACTCCTTTTTGCCTATAAGATTACCTTGGACAGTACACCCTGAAAGAAACCAAGCTTGGAGAAATCAACAAGATGCAGACTTAGGACCTCGTATGGCAGGACAGGAATGTGACTGTGACTTCTTGAGCTCTGGAGATACTGTATTTGAACCAGAAGATATCACTTTCTACGAAGAAACGTATCAGAAAGAACCTATGGAGAAAAGAGGAGTAGATAATAATCTATGGATATGGGAAGGAGTTGACTATAGTAAATCTTATATGGTTGTTGCCGACGTTGCTAGAGGTGATTCTACTGACTATTCTGCATTTCACATATTCGACATAGAGAACTGTGTACAAGTAGGGGAATATAAAGGAAAAATATCTCCCAAGGATTTTGGAAATGTACTTGTAGGAATAGCATCAGAGTATAATGATGCACTTTTAGTGGTAGAAAATGCGAATATTGGATGGGCTACTATAGAACAGGTAATGGAAAGAGAGTATAGAAACTTATACTATAGTCCCACTACTAACAGAGATACAGTAGAGTCGTACATGCACAAATACGAAAGAGATAAATTAGTACCTGGCTTTACTATGTCAGCTAAATCGCGTCCATTAGTTATTGCTAAAGCAATCGAGTATATTAGAGAACATTCAGTACATGTACAGTCTAAAAGGCTTATGGCTGAAATGAGAGTATTTATATGGAAAAACGGTAAAGCTCAAGCTCAAGATAGATATAATGATGATTTAATAATTTCTTTTGCTACTGCACTATACGTAAGAGATACAGCTTTAAGACTAAGGCAACAAGGAATGGACTTAGCTAGAGCACAACTATCTTCTTTCTCTAACCTTAATGCTAAGAACCAAGCTATCATAAAAACAGTTGGTAATCAGGTAAAAAATCCTTATATTGTTAATACACCGGGAGGCGAACAAGATATCTCTTGGTTACTAAAATAGACTATTTATAATTAAAACGTACCTAAATGGCGGACAAATCATTATTTGGCAGACTTAGAAGACTTTTTTCAAACGACGTAGTTATCAGAAATGTCGGTGGAAAAGAACTAAAAATTGCTGATGTAAATAAAATACAGAGTACCGGTAGGTATCAAACTAATTCACTAGTAGACAGGTTTAGTAGACTGTATATATACAATAATAAGAATATATTTAATCCTAATATAAATTACCAGACTCTTCGTATACAACTTTATTCTGACTACGAAGTAATGGATACTGACCCTATCATTGCATCAGCATTAGACATTATAGCTGACGAAGCTACTGTTAAAAATGACCAAAACGAAATATTAGCGGTACAGTCATCAGATGAAAACATACAAAGAGTACTTTATAATTTATTTTATGATGTACTTAATATAGAGTTTAACCTTTGGTCATGGACTAGAAACATGGTTAAATATGGAGACTTCTTTTTAAAGCTAGAAATCTCTGAAAAGTTTGGAGTATATAATGTACTTCCTTATACAGTTTATCACATGATTAGAAGAGAAGGAGAAGATCCAGAAAATCCTTCTAAGGTAGTCTTTCAATTAGATCCTGATGGTTTA